GGGTCGAACTTATGGACTGGCAGAAGTTTTACCTTATTCACAGCCACAAAGTTAAGCCTGACGGCAGGTGGGCGACCCCCTTAAACATTTGCGTCGTAGCCAGGCAAAATGGCAAAAGTTTTTTGCAGCAGATCAGGATTTTGGGCGGTCTTTTTATGTGGAAAGAGCCATTACAGATCGCCTCAGCTCATACACTGGCAACCAGCCTTGAGCAATTTAGATCGCTGGTCTCGCTGATCGAGTCAAACGACGTTTTATCAAAACAAGTCAAACGCATACGGTGGGCGCACGGTGCTGAGGAAATCGAGACATTGCACGGCACAAGATTTATCGTCAAAGCTGGCGGCTCATCAGCTCGCGGTGTGTCCAGACCTGAGACGGTTCACTTGGACGAGCTGCGAGAAATGAAAGAGCTGGAAACGTTTGCCTCACTGCGTTACACCCTCATGGCGGCAAAAAATCCGCTTGTTATGGCGTACACAAACGCAGGTGATGCAAGCAGTGTTGTGCTTAACGCATTTCGAGAGCGTGCATTGGCAAAGATCGCTGGCGCAGATGATGAAATTGGGTATTTTGAGTGGTCAGCACCGACTGACGAAATTAGCGTGGAAAATGCAAGGTACTCAAACCCAGCAATGGGCAGGACTATCCACGCCGACAACGTGCGCAGCGTATTGAAAGACCCACCAGACGTGGTCATGACTGAGGTTTTGTGCAGGTGGGTTGTAGCTATCAGCAGCGCGGTTGACAGTGCCTCATGGGGTAATTGCCTTGACAAAACAGTCGATCTTGACATTGACAAATTGACGTGGCTGGCGATTGACCTTTCACCGTGCAGAAAATTTGCATCACTTGTCGGGGCTCAAAAATTGGGCGACGAGCAGTTTGTGGTCAAGCTGCTGCACACATGGAAAAACGATTTACAGCTAGATGACAAAGCTATTGCCAACGACTTAGCAGACTATGCCCGCAAGTACGTCACCGAGTATGTGCTTTACAGTCGCAAGACAAGTGGAGCAGTTGCCGCGCGTCTTTCACCTGCTGGCATACCAGTGTTTGACATGGACGGGGCATACCCACAAAGTTGCGACGAGATGTTGTCAGCAATTAACAGTGGTCGCCTCAAACACCGAGGTCAGAGCCAGTTAACAGATGAAATTTTGTCAGCTGTGCAATTGCGTCGAGGCGACGGCGGGTGGGTCATAGGACGTAGAGCGTCAAATGCAATTGTGTGTGGTGCGGTGGCAGTTGCGCTCGCGACACACTTTGCGACACGCCCAGACAATGATCTTGACATCATGGTTGGTTGATCGTATAAGCCTGTCAGAATTAGGACATGGGTTTATTCGATCTATTTGTGCCAAAGGTGTCAGCTGCCGTTCCAGCTGCGCCTTTGGACGTTGACGCATCACTTGCGCCGTACTTTACTGAAAACAACAATTTTTATTTTTACGGCATTGCACAAGCTAATCGCGCAGAAGCAATGAGCGTGCCGACGGTGGCACGTGCCTTAAGCATTATACAAACAATTTCATCATTACCATTGCACACACGCAATGAGGCAACAGGTGAGAAGGTTTCACAGCCACGTGTTATCAATCAACCTGACCCGCGCATACCAGGCTCAACATTTTACGGCTGGCTGATTTCCGATTTATTCTTTCACAATGCAGCCTATGCAATGGTCATGGATAGGTACGCCGATACAGGAAAAATTCGCGCAATGGAAAGAGTTGCACCAGAGCGCGTGTCCATTACTACAAATTTTGACAATACAGAAATCACAGCCTACGAGATCGACGGCAAACCAGTTGACCCAACAAATTTGGTTGTGTTTCCAAATACGCAAGAGGGTTTGTTGGCTCGCGCAGGTCGCACGATCAAAGCTGCTGCCGCGTTAGAAAAAGCATCATTAAATTTTGCTAATGAGCCATGACAATGGAGGCAGTTGGCTTCGACCCTAAGAATTTACAGCTCAACGAAGCACGTAACTATGTCAGCCTTGAATTATCACGTGCATGTGGCATACCTGCCTATTTTACAGACAGCCAGCAATCAAGTTTTACGTACGCGAACGCCTTAGACAAAAGGCGCGACCTAGTGGACTTTGCTTTTAGAAATTACATGTCAATTTTGGAACAGCGGCTATCTTTTGCGGACTTTACGCCAGCAGGCAACAAAGTCATGTTTGACCTAGACAATTTCTTGCGTGGCAATCCATTTGAGCGCGCGCAAGTTTATGAAATCTTAAATCGTATCGGCGCAATGTCGGTCGAGGAAATTCGCGCAGAAGAGGACATGTTGCTATGAAAAAACTCATCACACCTATTGCAATCACCGCAGCTGACTCAAACAGTCGCACGATCACTGGTCGTATTGTGACATTTGAGGAAACAGGCATAGCGTCAATTGGCAAAGTGCAATTTGCAAAAGGAAGCATTGATGCAGTACCAGTTTTGCTTAACTTAGAACATGATCGCACACGTCGCATTGGCAAAACATTGTCGATCGAGGCAAGCGAGCAAGGCATTGACGCAACATTTAAGATCGCCAACACAACAGCTGGTACAGACGCACTTGTGGAAGCAAGCGAAGGTTTGCGCGACGGATTTAGCGTCGAAGTTTATTTTGACGAATACGAGACACTTAAAGACGGCACAGTGCGAATTATCAAAGGCGAAATGACTGGCGTTGCTTTGACATCAGAACCTGCAATTCGATCAGCACGTGTTAACGAAGTCGCGGCAACAACAGGCGACGAAACTCAAATTTCTGACTCAACAGTTGAGCCAGAGGAAACACCAACAACAGAAGGAGACGAAGTGGACAACACCGTCACAAACGCGGAAACCGTCGAGACGGTAGAAGCTGCCCAGTCAGTAACAGCAAACGCAAAGCCAGCCGTAGGCGGTTGGACATCAAAGCCACGCTTAGAGTTCACAGCTGCTAAGTATTTGGAAAACACAATCCGCGCCTCACTTGGCGAGGAGTCAGCACGTCAGTATGTCGCAGCGGCAGATGACACAACAGACAACGCAGGTCTTGTGCCTACACGTCAGTTGACAGAAGTTATCAACGGACTTGCTAACAACACACGATCAGCAATTGACGCAATCAGCCGTGGCGTTTTGCCTGATGCTGGTATGTCGACTTGCTAACAACACACGATCAGCAATTGACGCAATCAGCCGTGGCGTTTTGCCTGATGCTGGTATGTCTTTCGAAATTCCAAAGATCACAACAATGCCAACAGTTGCTGAAACAGCAGAAGCAGGCACACCAAGCGAAACAGATCAGGCTTCAAGTTTCTTGTCAGTTACAGTCAAAAAGTACGCTGGACAACAAACATTTAGCGTTGAATTGCTAGATCGCACATCACCATTATTCTTTAACGAGTTGCTTAACAACATGTCAGCAGCTTATGCAAAGGCAACCGACCTTGCTGTTTACACAGCACTGGCATCTGGTGCAACAGCTGATTCAACAACACTGACAACATACCCAACAGCTTCAGAGTTGCTTGGCTTTGTGTCACGCGGTGCTGCATCTGTTTACTCAAACACACAAGGCTTTGCAACAAACATCTTGGCAAACACAAGCCAGTGGGCAAACCTAATGACACTTAACGACTCAGGTCGTCCAATTTACATGGCTGCACAGCCAAGCAACGCAGGCGGCGTAGTACGTCCAGACTCAATCCGCGGCAACGTCGCAGGTCTTGATCTATACGTCACAGCAAACGTACCGTCAGCAAATGACACTGACAAAGATGACTCAATGCTAATCATCAACCCAAGTGCTTACACATGGTACGAGTCACCAACCTACCGCTTGCGTGCAGACGTAATTGCGTCAGGTCAAATTGCAGTTTCAGTTTATGGATACGGCGCAATTGCAACCAAGATCGGTGCAGGCGCGTTTGGTATCAACAAGACCTGATAACTAACCACTAACTAATCATGCGGCGGGTTCTCCCGATCTCGCCGCAGCAGTCGAAAGGAAACGGACATGCCAGCCATTGTTACAGCAAGTCAATTGCGCACGGTGCTTGGCGTGTCCGACAATCCGTGAGCACTATTTTGTGGCTGGTCAGTCAGTAATTGTGACAGGCTTACCTGCACCATTTAGCGCGACTTTTACAGTTGTTGACAATGCGCCTTACTATTTCACAGCAGCACTTACAAATGCAGACGTCACATTGCGTCCAATTGTGCCAAACGGCAAAGCAACATTGTCAGGTTACTCAGCTGCTCAAATTTATGCCAGCACACCAGCAATTGAGTCAGCAATCTTGGCTGTTAGCGTTGAGGTCTTTCAATCACGCGTTGCAGCTGGCGGACAGATCGAGGGCGTGGACTTTGCCAGTTCGCCATACCGCATGGGTCGCAGCTTGACCAACCGCGTCAGCACATTGCTTATGCCTTATTTGGACGCCGAGACAGTGGTTCAACCAATACCGCCAGCCATTGTTGTCGTACCTGACAGCCCATACATGGAGGTCGTGTTAATTGGCAAGGCAAAAACACAGGTCAAACTTAATTTTGCAATTACAGCCATTGTCGCCAGCAACAGCAACGCTGGGTCACTGGATAATCTAGAAAAGCTCATAATCGGAATTCTTGCGGCAATGCCCGCAGGATACGTCGTAGGCGTAATTGAAAAGCCAACGGTGTTGGAAGTAGGACAGTCTCCAATGCTTGTCGCTGACATAAACGTTTCGACTTATTACACTCAAACAACATAGGGGACAAAATGCCAACGACAATCATAACTGGTCGCGATTTAGTCGTGACCATTGCAACCGTTAACTATGACGCACAGGCGACCAGCGCAACTCTTGCGAACAGCCCAACCGTCGAGACATACCAAACACTGGACGGCAAGGCTTACAAGCACATTGACGATCAGTGGACTTTTGACATTTCAATGCTTGCTGACTGGGGCGCATCAGGTTCACTTTGCGAGGCATTGTGGACAGCTTGCGAAACAGCACCAAACACAACGCTGGCAGTTTCAATGACAGCCGTGACAGGTGCAGTCTTTGCATTTAACGTAATGCCAGTGTTTCCAAGCGTCGGCGGTGCTGCACCAGATGCACAGACCGTTGACCTATCATTTGTCGTAGTGGGAACACCTACTGAGACATTTAGCTAAAAACTACTAATCGGGAGACAAAATGAAACTACCAATCACAATTGAATACACAAACGGCGATCAGATCACTTACACAGCTGCACCGCCAGAGTGGGTCAAATGGGA